TGGTTACCGCCATCGGTGCGGAACACGCCGATTGGAATCCTGATCGAGTTCGGGTTAGTGGTCTGCTGGAAACCAGTGGTGGACACAGGCGTAACAATACGCCAGTCAGGAGTAATACGCGTTGCAACGTTCAACGCGAACTCAGATCCATCCGGCTCAGGAGCAACATTCGGGATGGTAGGGTCCCAGAAGAAGCGAGCATCCGTGTCGCTGGTGACGTTCGTAAACTCAACCTCAACATAGAAGTTGAGGGTCGCGCCCAAGAGGGTCACCGATCTAGAGTCGTTCGGAAGGTCCTCATTGTTGATTAGCTGTCCGTCGCGGTCCAAACCATTGCCGTTGAACACCGTGATCAACCCCGGGTTCAGAGTCTGGTCTTCTACACGAATGCGGAACCCATCCAGTACACGAGAACGACGATCGGCAAACTCACGCTCAAGGAGGAACTTCTGAACTTCTTGAGTGTACTCATTCGCGCCCAACACGTAATCGGGCAGATCAAGTCTTTCGCCGGGATGAGCTTTCAGGGCCTTGGGCATTCTACATTCCTTCTCATCGTCTGCTGATGAACGTTACCAACACGCCTGCGGCGCGTACCAAGTCTATCACGAACCTGATGCGGTCTTCAACGGTAATTGGAAGCCGCAATGGGAAGTCGAAACCGTTTCTGCGCGGGTAGCCTGTCCCTACCGTTGGGGCGAGAAGCTCGACTGATTGATGAGTATTCTCAATGACAAGGTACGGACTGATGGAAAGAATACTACCAGCCCTACTAGTATAGCTGAAGTTTTCTTCTGGTCCAGCCTCGAAGGATACAGGTGTCCCCACCGCGTAACCCCAACGAGTTGAGTGCGAAAGGGTTAGCTGGCCAAGACCGATGTTGTTGTTGGTTACGTGGACGCGTTCTTCGTAGAGGGGTCCGTAGCCAACGCCAAGCTTAACTATGTACGGGTAATTACTGTTCGGGAACGCCGAGGTGTCCGCGCAGGAGATGATGGTAGTACCTGGGACGAACGAGACGCTCACAGTCGTGTTTGCGTCGTTGACAGCGTCACCGAAGTTGAGCACGGCTGCGCCACCAGTCACAGGGAAGTCTGTTCCGGCAAGGTCAAGCGTGACCGTTTCGTACAGTGGGCGCACGGTGTCAGCGGCGACACTCTGCGTCTCTGCGCCGTAGAAGCCAAGCCGGTCAACCGAAGAGATTACGCCGAGATGGTCATCTGCCATCGTTGGAGCTACACGGAGCAAATCGGACAGCAGCACTACACGCTCACCAAGAGCGTGGGCGGCGGTGGTGGGTGCGGAAAGGTTTAGTACAGGACCAGGGCCGGTGCTGATGACTTCCACCACTTCAACCGTTGTCGGACTAGACCAGATGGCCACACGGTATGGACCGGCGTTTGGGAACTGGTGGGCCGGTGCCAACGGCCCAGACAGAGAGGTCACAGGGATGGACGCGGAGAGACTCGGCGTGAGAGCAGACACAGTGGTGTGCGTGCGGTGCTTCAGCGAAATCTGCTGCAAGGCGAGCGTTTCTCTGTTGCCGCTGTTCTCACCCACTAGGATGTCGTAAGGCACGGCCAAGGAGAACGCCGATGCGTCCTCAACCTCAATCACAGAGTTGCCTGCTACGCGGTCAACGCTGAACCTGGTCGGACCAGACAGGAATGTGTCGGCTGAATTGTTCGGCACAGTCTGCTGCTTGTGGATTGCTGCTGCCAGGTCCCACATGTAGGGTCCGGGCCAAACGTCATCCACGTCCCAGATGTCACCAGAGCTGTAGTTGGTGTAGAAGTTCAGGGTGTCGCCGATGCCGATCGCAGCCGTGATGGGCTTGGCGAAGCGCCAGATCTTCTCTTCGCGGACCAACATGCCGCGTTCCACAGCTACGGGAAGGGGAGCAACTCCAAGCGTGGTACCATCGACCACCGTGTAGGCCACCAACGTCACGCCGTTGATTCGGATGGTTCCACCACCGGACGGAAATAGTGAGGTGTCATTGACGGTAATTTGTGTCGCGCCGGCAGGTGCCTCTGTACGAATCCACGCGTGCGGGTTGTAGTAGGCGTAGCGAATAGCGCCAGGTAGCTGCTCCAGCACACCAATCAAAGGCATGCCGTTTGTGGACACAACCGACGCATCCGTATCGCCAATGACACGTGCTGCGTCGGATACGGACCCTCCGCCGCCTGCATCACGAATGTAGCTGGCGGAGCGCAAGTCATTGTCTAGGAGGTCACTTGGAAGAAGAATCTCAACATGGTCACCATCCGACTGGATGATGTCCCAGCCTCCTGCCTTCACCTGTACCTGTGCCACGGTCACCGTGGTCTTGGGCACCATCACAGAAAACTTGTTGCTAGCAGCGAACAAGCGCAAGTCCGGAAGCTCCTGGCGCATCAGCACAGAGTTGTCCGACTCAAGCGCGCGGATGTACTCGAAGTTGGAGATGAGCGTGAAGGTGTCACCAGCGGCCGGGGCAGCGGGAAGCGTGTTGTACAGGTAGAACGTGTTGATGTCGTTCGTAGCTACATAGCCAACGCGACCGGCAAGTCCAAGCGTAATGTTTCCCGTGAAACGGATGCTGAACCCGCTGTAGGGCGCCGTGGTAGGAAGCGGACCCGCCACGACAACCGTAGTCACAGTGCCTCCGGTTGCTGCGAGCGTACCCTGCACGTCGCCGGACAGAACGCCCAACGTCTCTGGGAGCGCATCCACATCCTGCATCGTCAGGTAGTACACGTTGACCTGAGTCGCGAGAGCCGACATGAGCACGAAGTCAGCAGGCGAAGTCGAGAGTCCGGGATGCGCGATGGGTGCGCCATTGGTGAAGACCACCTGGCGGGAAGGCGCAGGCACAGACGACTGGAACTCATCCACGTACTCGTACTGCGTTCCTCGTCCGATGTTCACAGTGTACGTCTGACCGAGCGCAACTGGATCTGGGAATCCTGAGTTGTCTAGCACTGTGCGGGTGATCTCAAGAGCGTCCACAGGCCCGATGACGCCAGTCTCCCACTCAGCATTCACCGCAATGTGGTCGAAAAGGAGTGGCGTGGAGAAGTAGACCGTGTTCGTGTAGTGGTCGATGTAGCAGTACTCGATGGTTTCCTCAGTAGCCAGGCCCTCATCAATGACCATCGTGCCGACCTGTGGGAACTGCGCGGTGCCAACAAGGACTGCTTTGGTATCATTCGAGTTGCAGGGGAGCGCGAACGAGGAGCACTGCGTTACCCTTGGACCTAGAATGATCTCAAGGATGTCATCGAACTTGGTGACAACCTGCTTGTACTGAAGGGAGATCGTCTTTACCAGAGCTCGCCACACGTCATCCGTAAACCCAAACGGAGGACGCTGAATACCGAGATTGGACGACACAACATTCAAGTATCGTCCATCCGCAAAATCCAGACAAAGCTGGTCACGGAGCTCGGCAATGGAACTCTGGCTTAGACTAACACTCATTAGAGGACCTGTACAAGCGTGTTGCTTGAGGCATCAAAGGGAACCGGAAGTTCACTTTCCAGCACGATGATGTTCGACGCAGGTGTGATGACACGAATGTCCGCAAGACCCGCAACAGAGAAGGCGTTGTCAATCATCTTGGCGACAATCACGTCCTGGCCGATGCGCAACGAAGAGACGTAGGATTCAATAGCACGACGCACGAGAGGAGCAAGGTCGGATTCACTGAACCCGTCCGCCGCCGTGATGCTTGCAATGACGGTGACCCTCTTGATGACCGGCTGTTCGACGGCCAGGAAGATTCCTGCTGCCTTGAAACCTGGGAAGCGAACCGGGTCGTCTGGATCGCCTTCCATCACCTTCTGTACCTGTGCGATGAGGTTGACGTAGTACGTGTAGTGCGCCACTACGCGAGTACCTGCTACTACACCACCAACGTCGGTTAGCTGGAACTCTCCAGTACCCTTGTTCAACACATAGTCCACGTCTCGCGTGAGGAGTGACCAGATGCCAGAGGGTGGCTGAATCCAGATACGTTCCGAGTTACGCACAACGGGGAAGTTGGTCAGAGTGAAACGTCGCTGCGTAGCTTCTGCTGCCTCGCTTACTAGGTCAACGAAGTTGATGATCGAAGCGATTGCATGGTTAGACACAAGGGCAGGATCCAGCGTGAGCACCGTACCGTCGTTGGAGACGTAGCGCACAAGCTCGTCGGGGTTGACACCATCAGTCTCGATGAACACGTAGCCAGCGGACGGCCAGTCGGAGATATCCACGGGCTGTAGGCTCACACCACCTGCAAGTACTGCCACTGCCAGAGAATCTGCTGGCAGGTTCTTGGTGCGTGCGGCGTTGCCAGTTCCATCATCCACGTACAAGAAGACTTCATCAGCTACGAAGTCTTCCACCAGGTTCGAGGACACGACACGCGCCTGGGTAACCGGGTCTACGATGCCGATTGCGTTCGACTTCAAGGCCAAAGGTGTACCACGGCTGAGGGACTGTAGCTGGGCGAGCGCACGCGTACGGAACTCGGAGTCAGTCTCGCGGTCCAAACCACCTGCTGCTTGCGAAATGTTTGACACGCCAGCGCCCACGAATGGGGGAGAGCCCGGGAACTGGTTGATCCTACCAGCTCCGATGTTACCGCCAGAACCAGAGGTCGTGCACTTGATGATTACCTCATTGGATTCGTAGTTACCTTGGATGATGAACGCAGGTTCCGTGGTGCTGTAGATGCGCGCAGCCTCAGTCACAGTAGGAGGAGCCTGAATGGTGGTTCCGATGGACAGGGTGCGAGCCGTAGCACTGGGCGGTAGGGGAGCAGCCAGCGTGCCTCCCGTCACGAACGCAATCCGATCTCCGATGAACACGTCATACGGAATGGGTGCCGAGATGGTCAACACGCCAGTCACAGGGTTGTTCAACGTGACGAGGAGGTTCATCAAGCGTGGAGAGCCTTCACCCACACGAACGGTGTAGGGATAGCCAACAGTTGGGAATCGACTGGTGTCGAAACCAGTGATAGACAGCGAGGCAGCAGCCGTGTCCACTCCTGCTCGGGTACGAATCAGTCCGTTGTCATAGAACTTCGCACGAGCAGTTGCAGGTTGTGCAGGTCTGCGCGTGATACCAAAGTCAGCTAGACGACGATCCAAATCTTCGCCAGCAGCAGTGGTGAAGGAGAAGAGGTCCAGTAGCTGAACCATCTGGAAGTACTGCTCGTCGTCTTCCAGGGCCGCTGCTTCCAGGATCGTACGAATGACAGATCCGACGTTGTAGTCAGAAATGGGCGTCCTAGACTGCACATACGCAATCATGTCATTCAGGATCTGCTCGAATGTTCGAGGTTGAAAACTCATAGTGAATCCCACTTTCTGGGCAAACATGGAGTTCCCCTAAGTGCCTCTACCAAGATAGACTTTCTTCTCATGATCAAAACCTACGTAGTGCGAAGCTGGTGGAGAGGATGTCTTGCGAGTTAATCAGCACGATGCCAGCGGTAACCGTTAGCGCGTCGCCGATAACGTTGAACGACAGTTCGCTAATGTTCTCTACGCGACGGTCGCTAATCAACGTGTTGATGGTGTTGATTCTCAACTCGTTGAAGCTGGATGGGGTGGCCTTCCTGCCGATGGGGAACTTCGCACCAAACCTTGGGTGTGCAGGTAGCTCACCACGCTGCGTGATGAACTTGATGCGCACAGCCTGAACCACATTGGGTACGCCAGCGATGGATGCGATATCTCCACGCTGGTTAACTGCCAGATCAGTGAGTTCTTCCGCACCAACGAACTCTGAGCGTAGACGCAGATCTCTGCCATAGGAAAGCTGCGCTGGGGTGTTCGCCTGCGGGTTGCCAAGCGTTTCGTTGGTGGTGGGCTTCTGAGTGCCTACAGTTGCGCCGCTACGAGACGTTGTGGTGTCCGAGGGGAACAAGATGGTGTCTCCGGGAGCCAGCACGCCTGGAGAGCCAACCGGTGCAGTGAACGGAGAACGAAGCCTGTTCAAGGTGGCAAGGATGCGCCAACGAGAGCGATCCCCAAGGAGACGTTCAGCCAGGTCTCGAATGTCCTCACCCTCACCCACGAGGTCCGATCCCACCGTGGCTGGTGCGGTCTCAGTTCCGATGTACGTCGGAGAACTATCCGGTGCGCGACGTGCAGTGGTGATCGTGCCTGCTGTTTCGTACGCCGCCGAGTAGCGGTTGATCACCATCGCTACGTCACGAACCGTAGACTCAGACGCAATGGGCTCAGATAGGATACGGGCACAAACAATCTGCAAGCGGTGCAGCGCACGAATGACCGAGTCCGCAGGCTCTGCGAAGTCCGAAAGCTGCGTGATGGCGTCATCCAAGTTGGATGAAAGCGTAGCTGCCTGGTTGAGCAACCCACGAGCAACACCGAATGCGGAAGTCTTCACAGCATTCAGACCGTTCAGGATACCGAGAACAGGTGACAGTACGACGTTTGAAATGAACGTAGCGTATCCCTGGAAACGATTGATCTGGGTGGATACTGTCAAGAAGATGTTGAGTAGGTTCTGTCCGTACTCCTGCATACGGGACAACATGCGCTGGCGGGAACGAGCCTCCTCAAGCGGGTCACGCGAGAAGGAATACCGGAAGTCGAACCTTGCTAGCGTCTTCAAGCTGATCGAGTACTCGTAGGTGAGAGGCGATGAAGAACTCTGCGACAAGCGGAAGTCTTCAGGCTCGACCACCCAGTAGTCCGCATCCTTGAGGTTACGCCACAGCATGATCGTAGACGCTGCAAGCGTGTCGCTGGACTTCAAGTCCGAGTACTTGCGGAACATGTTACGCAAGAAGATAATGTCGTCGTGACCGGTCTTCTCAGCAGGGGAGAGACCGCGCCGATTAGGACTAAGGCCGTTGCCCAGAACGGACTGTAGCTGCGCCTCGGTAACACCCAGCACCGGAATGGTAGTGGGTGCTACCTTGTTTGGGCGCAGTCCGGTGTTTCCCGACAGCCTGATAGACTTGGCGATCGAACCGTAGGACTCTACGAACTTACCATGGTCCTGAGTGTGCGAGATTGTGGTGGCGAACGGCTCGTCAAACTCGTGAACCTTTGGAGGTACACGGAAGAAGTACTCGGCGTTGTCAGTGCGATTACCCGGATCTAGGTCTGGGTCTGCGACCAACAGGTCTGTTTCCGTATCATACAGAACGAGAGAGTACAGAGACTGCACAAGCTCAGTTAGCTGTGCGCCTTGAACGGCTTGGGCACGCTGTTCGTCTGTGAGTGTTACCACAGTGTTGTCGAACGCGTGACCCCAAAGTACTCTGGTCTCGTTTAGAGCCATTACCTCATCCTGTCTGTGTGGTGGTGGATACCGCCGCTGCTAGAGAACCGACCAACGTAGCAACGGCTACGTTGACTGCATTGGCGTATGCCGTTTCTACCGTCGCCAGGGCCGACGCTGCGGCCATGGAAGCTGCGAAGG